GGTGGCAGCTGCGCAACTTCGAACTCGACCAGGGCAACCAGGTGGAGTACTTCGAGGGTCCCGGCGAGCAGCTGGTGGACATCACGGACCGAGACAGCAAAGGCAGCCTGAGCACCTTGCTGCGCGCTGTTGGCACGTTCAATCCGTTCACCCAGGCGCGGACCAACACCACCGGCGCGCTGCTGATCACGCACGGCACGGTGGCCGCCAACCGATGGCACCTGTCTGCACCCGCAGCGCAGATCCTTACGCCGAAATATGGCGACGATCGGAACCGCGCGCTGATGCAGGTCGATCTCGCCTTCATACCGACCGCCACCGGCGACGACGACTTCAAGTTGAGGTTCGCGTCCGCGGCCGCGTGATCGGCCACGCCTTGAGTAGCTGAGTAGCACAGGGTCGCCGTCGTCATGACGGCGATCTCATTTCAACCACAGAGAGCCCCGACCATGAGCAAGAAGACTGAAGACACGATGTTTGTATTCGATACCGATGCCACGTTCGAGTGGCCGGTGGTGGTCCCTGTTCCGAGCAGCACGAACGTGGGTCAGAAGGTCAAAACCAAGTTCTTTGTTGAGTTCAAGCACGTCGACCAAGAGCGTCGTCTTGAGATCCTCAGAGAACATCGTGAGGAGATGCAGCGTTACAAAGACGCGCCGGAGGATGAGCAGATCGAGGGGTTGTTCAATCTCTCACAGCGGGTGCTCGAAGAGGTGGTTGTCGGGTTCAGGGGCGTAGTCAACCGTGATCGGGTCCAGATTCCGTTCAGCCCAGAAGCCAAGAAAGGGCTGATCACCCACCAGATGGTATGGCCGCGGATCTTCAAGGCCTACAACGAGGCGATCGGCACGCAGGACAGCCGGGGAAACTGATCGAGCTGGCCTGCATCTGGGCGACGGAGGAGGTGCCGCCAAATGTCGATGACCAGGTGCGGGAAATGGAACGCTACGGCGCATCGCGCAAGGACATCGATGCGGTGCACCGGGCGTTTCTGGAACAGCTCGATAAGGACTGGCAACAGGCGGTGTACCGCAACGGCGCCTGGCGCACGCCGGCTGGCGAGTTGCTCTCGATCGAAGTACTCCCTGAGAACCGCGGTGCTTGGGCGGTGTTCCAGGCCTGTACCAGCCAATGGGAATCACCAGGCGCAATGGGTGGTCGCTACGCGCTGCCCTTCAACGCCGTCGAATCAGCGATGCGAATGATGGGCGTGCCCCGCACCGCACGAGCTGAGTTGTTCGCCGCAGTGCGGGTGCTGATCGAGCACGCGCGGTCCAAGTTCATCGAGAGGCAACCGAAGAAATGAACGAGTACCGCCTGGCCATCGTGATCGACGCAAATGGCCGGCCGGCCATCGAGGTGATCAACAAAGTGACCGGCGCAAGCCGGACACTGGAAGGCGCGCAGCGCGGTGCGGCTGGTGGCGCTGATCGGCTGGCTCAGAGCAGCAAACGGACCGAGGGTGAACTGCAGACGCTTGGCGCAACCGCACGTCGCGTGCAGGGATTCCTGGCAGCAGTGTTCGGCGCCGCAGTGGTGCGCGACATCATCAACACGACGACACGCATCGACGGCATGAAGCGCACGCTCGAGGGTGTGCTCGGCAGTGGCCAGGCGGCGGCCGCGGGAATCGCGTTCATCAGGAGCGAAGCGGATCGGCTGGGTGTGGCATTTCAGCCGGCGCTGGATGGGTACACCAAGCTAGCGGCCGCGGCGCGCGGGACGAGCCTGGCGCCTCAGATCAACGAGCTGACCGGCTCGATCCTGCAGGCCGGCAGTGCGTTCAATCTGAGCGGCGATCAGATCGGCGGCGCGATCCAGGCCATCGAACAGATGATCTCCAAGGGCACGGTCAGCGCCGAGGAGCTGCGCGGCCAGCTGGGTGAGCGGATCCCGGGTGCGTTTGGTATCGCTGCGCAGGCGATGGGCGTCACTACGGCCGAGCTGAGCAAGATGCTGGAAAAGGGCGATGTGGTGGCCACCGACTTCCTGCCCAAGTTCGCGGCCGAGCTGCAGCGATCGACCGCGGCCGCGTCTGCGCTCAACGCCGCAAGCCCGTCGGCCGAGCTGGAACGCATCAAGAACGAGCTGGAAGGGATCGCTACCGATATCGGCGGCGGCATCTTCGAAGGTCTCGGAGACGGGCTGTCGGAGTTCAAGGAAGCGCTGGCCGGCATCAATGCCAGGGACCTCGGAAGGGACATCGGTGAGGCGATCGGTGCGATCGTGCGGAACATCGATATCGGCGTTGCGGCGATGGTGGCATTTGCCGGCGCCAGGGGCATCGGCGCGGCGGTTGTCGCGCTGCAAGGCCTTGGGTTGGTTGCTCGCGCAGTGCCGCCCGGCATCGCGGCCGCTGGCGCCGCGTTCATGGCGTTGAATGTGCCGGTTGTTGGAAATACCGCAGCGATCACGGCGTGGACTCGTGCGGCGGGCTTAGCGACAACGGTGGGGCGCGGGCTATTCGCGTTGATCGGTGGGTGGCCGGGGTTGCTGGCGGCGGCTGCGGGAGGCGTTTATTACCTGTCCACTGCTCAGAGCGCCGCCGAACGGACTGCAGATGCGCTACGCGAGTCGGTCGATCGCCTCAATGGTGCTACCCGGGAGCAGCAACCTGCTTTCGCGATCGCGACGAGGGCAAAACTGGAGGATGCACGAGCGTCGCTGGCTGCAGCGAGGGCCAACATGGCGCTGTACGAGGCGCAACTTAGGGCAGCGCAGTCGAACACTGGAACAAGTCGAGGCAGCCTCGAGATTCGTAGCGGTCAGACCTTCCAAGCCATGCGTGGCATTGAGGCAGCTCAGCGCGATATGGCTGCGCTGACCCAGTTGGTCAATGAGGCTGGTGCCGCGCTCGACAGGATTGATGGGAAGGGTGGGAATTTCTGGAAGTCATTCAATCAGGCGATCAGTGTCAAGGACGGGCTGAAAGCGCTCGGCATCGAGCTGGGAAAGACTGAGGGAGCCCTCGGCTCGGCGGGTGATGCCGCTGGCGATTTAGCCAAAGAGACCCAGAAGTACATCGAATCCCTGAGTGAGCAGATCGCGACGCTCGGCATGTCGCGCGCTGAGCAGGTCCGATGGGAAGCGGCGCAGCGCGCTTCGAAGGCTGCCACGCAGGATCAGTCTGCGGAGATCCTGCGCCTGGGCGAGGCTTTGGCCCGGAAGATCGAAGAGACCGAGGCAGCGACTGAAGCGGAGCGAGAGGCCACGCAAGCAGCAGCTGATCTGGAGTCCGCCAACGAGCGACTTGAGGCCGCGTACTCTGCGCTGATAGACCCTTTGCGCAACGTCGCTGACGCCCAGCGCGCCTTCACCCAGTTGCAAGCCGACCTTTTCCGTGAGCTCGGCGGCCCTCGGGCGCAGATCATGGCGCAGTACAAGGAAGACTTGCGGGTCATTCAGGAGTACTTGGCATCTGCATTTGCCGCTGGTCCAATCACTCCCGATCAGGCGCGTCAGGTTGAGGATCAAGTTCGCCGCGCCCGCGAAGATGCTGAACGTGCCCGTGACGAGGAGCTTAGGACGCTGGCGCGCGATGCGGGCAAGGACTTTGAGGACGTGTTCCGCCGCGCGCTGGAGGATGGGATCAATGGTGCGAACCTGCAGTCCTTCTGGCAGACGATCACTGACGGGTTCAAGCGTGCGATCGAAGAAGGTGGTGCCCAAGGCGCACTGAATTTCGTTGCTGGCGCCACTGACATGCTGAGTCAAGCCGTCGGTACCTACCAGCAGGCCGGGGGCGGCGCGCGCGGCGTCTCCGCTGCCGTTGCAAACATGAACATCCCGTACGTTTCGCCGATTGCCAGCATTCTGAACTCGATCGACTCTCTGTTCGGTGGCCGTCTGTTTGGCACGGATTGGGCGACGCAAGGTGCATCGCGGCAATTTGCCATCGGAAGTGGCGGCGAGACGTCTGGCACCTACAGCGAGCGCCAGTCGCGACAACGAAGCCTCTTCCGCGGCACATCTCGCCGCACGCGATCGACTGAACTGGAAGGCGACGAACTCAACGCGATCAACGAGCTGATGCGGGGCGCTCAGCAGGCGTTGGCGTCCGCTGCGCGTGCTGTCGGGGCTGAGGTGCCGGAACTTCTTGCGTTTGGCTTCAGGCAGGAGTTCGACAGCAAGGGCAACTTGATACGCGAGACCGCAACGATCGCTGGCCAGCAGTTTTCGGAGTCTCTGGAGGAAGCAGCGCAGCGCTATATCGGCGCCAACATTCTGACCCTGCTCGGCGCACTGGATCCGGCACTGGCTGCGCTCGCCGACCGTTTCGATGCGACGGGTAGCGAGGTACTCGACTTCGCGCAGGCGATGCTCGCGGCTCAAGCAGATATCCAGCGTGGCGCTGGGCTGATTTTGGGCGCAACCGTCAGTGAGATTGGCGAGGCCATCGAGTCGCTACGCGTCCCGGGGGAATCGCTGATCGAGACCTACGCGCGTGTTTCAGCATCCACCGATCTCTACCTGAGCGCACTGGGCCTGATGGATGGCGCCATGCAGGCGTCAACCTCGGAAGTGGTGGCGTTTGCTGCAGGCGCTGTCGAGGCGATGGGTGGGCTGGATGCAGCCGCTCAACAGTTGAATGTGATCTTGGGCGAGTTCTTCACGGACGCGGAACGTGCGGCATTTCGATTGCAGGAAGCTCAGACGCGCGCCACTCAGGCGCAGATTGATCTTGGCGTAAACGGCGTCACCGCGGATAACTATCGCACCCGGTTTGAGGCTGCCAGGCAGGGCGGGCTGACACCTGAGCAGTTCGCGCAATGGGTGCGCTTGGGTGTCGCGATTGCCGAGGCGTCGGCAGCATCAAGGGACCTGGCCGCAGCGAACGAGGCGTTGGCAGAGTCTACCGGCGTCGTGGCTGACGTTGTGGGCGACACCAGCGCGGCGATGGCTGAGGCATCCGAGCGCATGAAGGAAGCCCTCCGGCAGTTGGCCGAGTTTGACACCAACCTGGGCGCCGAACTGACGCAATTCGGTCGCGACGGGATGAATGAGTTTGTCGCCGGCGTGCAGGACGTTGAGTCGTGGATCCGGCAGTCGACCGAAGAGGCGCAGCGACTGGCCCAGGCGGCTGGATTCGCCGCTGCCAGCGAAGAGACGCTGACCCAGATCCGGCTGCTCGGGGCTGCTCGCGTCGGCCAGGCGATCGCCGCGCTCGATGCGCAGACGGTGCAGCTGATCTCGTCAATGTACGCGGCGGCCGACGCGACTGCGGAGATTGACCTCAGCCGATCCAACAGTCCTCTGGCATTCGCGCAACAACTGGCGAACGGCTTTCGGGAAATCGCTGATGAGATCGATCCTCAGCGCTACCAACAGGCGCTGCAGATTGCACAAAATCTGTTCAATCTGGGATGGGCGGCTGGCAACGATCCGCTCAACATTGCCGAACGCATGGGACTGCCGTTTGATCGATTCGTGGCAGACCTCGGCGTGGATCTTCGCGCGCTGGGGGAAGTGGCCAACTTTGACGGCCTCGTCCAGGCGGCCCGCGCGTTGGGCGTCGAACTGCCGGACCTGGCTACGCGCCTTGGCGTCAGTCTCGGGCTGCTCTCCGATGCCGGCAGTTTGCTGAATGACGGGTTTGAGCGCGTATTGGGCCAGATGTCCGCGACTCAAAGAGAGCCCATTGAGGCGCTCTTGAGGCAGTTGGAGACGGCGCCTGCGAGCGATCGTGCGGCCCTGACGGCGATGATTGCTCAGCTGGTCAATGCCCTGCCGGCCGAACTGCGCGCGCAGCTTGCCCCCTACCTGGACGATGTCGATTTGACGCCTCCGGAGCAGGAGCAGATATCCGCAACCGACCGAGTCACCACGGCAGTGAATGCGGGTAACACACTGCTCGGACAGATCCTCGGCGCGATCGAGCGCAACGCGCCAGGTTCCCGCAATGCCCCCGACCCGGACAATCCACTGCCTGGCGAAAAGTCGGCTGAACGTGGTGGGCTCGATGTTCGGCCGGTCGTCCTGGCTGTTGATACGGCGTCGATGCGGCAGGTCGCGGAACTACAGTCGATCGCAAAGGGGATCCGGAGCGTAGAGGGGGCCGTCATGCGGTCGAACACGCTGCTGTCCGAGATTGCAAATGAATCCAGACGCGAGAGCGAACGGCGATCGACCGTGGGTGTCGCATGAAGATCCTGGCGGCCGAGATCTCGTTTGGAGACGGCACTGAGTACATCGCAACGGCTGCGTTCGCAACGGCAGGCAGCGACACGCCTGCAAACAAGCTGTTCCGCGCGCGGCTTTCGGATGTGCAGTTCGAGCGCTCGGTCAGCTTTGCCCTTTGGCGCGGGGATCGTTCGATAGTGCCGGCAGTTCAGGACATCGTGCTGCCGAACGCTGATGGTGCACTCGATGCTTGGCTCTATCGAGACATCAAGGATCGGGAGGTGGTGCTCAAGAGCGGAACGATTGATGAGCCATACAGCACATGGGCTGTGCGTGCTCGGCTCACTTCCGACCGCATTGCACAAGCTGGCCGCACTGCCCTGGTCATCAAGTTCAAGAGCAAGCTTCAACGCATCGACAAGCAGGCTACCAGTGCATGGTCAACGGCCGCTCCGAACGCAGAGATTCGCGGGATACGTTCGCCGATCGCGATCGGGCAGCTCGCGTACGCCGGAGGCGTGCTCTATCAGCATCACAGCAACACCCAGCGCTTTTACTCCGTCTCCGATTGGCCGATTTACGGCATTTCGGTCTGGTGGAGCCAGTACCTGATCGGCGTAACCCCTGGCTACTATGTTCAGGGCGTGCCTGAGGCCATTTACGGGCTACGCAGGCGCACGACAGCGTCAAATCCAGGACCCGACGACAGGTTGTGCCTTGAGATGCGAGGTGCTGTTCGCCTCGGCACCGAACTCGTGGGCTCTGCAGGCGAGTTCACGTCATGGACCGGCGATGTACCCGATGGCTGGTCTGTTTCGGAGGGTCCTGGAGGTCTGGTGACCGAGTTTCCCACCGGCAGTGCGTCAATCAGTGGCGAGGACACGTGGATTACCTGGACTGGCCTGGAGGTGGGCAAGACCTACCAGATTGAAGTGCTGACTTCCGCGCTCTACTCCGGAGTGTTTCAGATCCGGAACGGTGCTGCTGATCTGTACTACCAGCCGTACGACACGGCACTGGCTGATCCCCGCGTCTGGCGGGTGACATTCATCGCCGGCGACACGAGCATTTCAATTGGCATCCCTGAGAGCGCGACCGGGAACGTCTCCATCAATCGAGTGCGCGTCTGGGGCGCCACGCCTGTGGACTACATCGATGCGTGGGTGAGGCACCTCTGCATCGATCGTGGCGGACTGGTCTCTGCTGACATCGACTCAGCGAGTCTCGCCGCATTGGAGTCAGCGAAACCTTACGCAATGGCGTTCGCGAACGATCAGGGTGCGCAGAACAGCGAGTTGCTGTGGAAGGCACTCGACAGCCTGAATGCAGCGCTGTTTGAGGGCATCGATGGCACTCTCAAGTCAGCCTGGCTGCAGGATCCGTCGGACATGAAGCCAGTGGGCACCATTACAGACGATGACTTGGCAGAGAGCTGGGAGTGGGAAGACGACGAGATGGACGGTCTGTCGACTTCAATGCGCTATGCGACGAATTACGCACAGCTATCTGCAAGTGAGATTCAGACGCTGCAATCGGCGGTGACCCTTTCACAAGCCACGGTTGAAGCACTGCGTCGCGCAGACCTGGGTGTGTCGAGCACCGTCGCGCCAGCCAGTCACTACAGCCGATCTGCCGAATCAGACGCAGCAAAGTCGCTTCTGGTGGCCACTGCGGACGCTCAGGACGAGGTGGATGAGCGCTGTTCTTTGGCGGGCGCGCGCCGGCATTTTGGCCGCTGCGCGCTGAAGGATCGTCCAGCATTCGCGGCAATGGAGCCTGGCCAATCCTGGACTGTCGTTAGTGCGCGTTGGGGATCCTTTGATGTCTACGTGGTGCTGGTGCGTGGCACGCTGCTCGGTTCTGAGCCGGTGCTGCGCTTGCGCGTCTGGAGGTGATGAGTGGCAATGCTGGCCCTGCGTAACTATATCGACCGCTCGTCCGTAACCATTACGGCGTCTCCAACTGCGCTGGCTGAGTTGCCGACAGGCAATCTCAAGGTTCCGTTCTTTGATGGGGTCGCCCGTGGGAGTTCAGCGGGCCGCACCGTATCACTGAGCTGGGAGTTGCCAGCGAGTGCAGCGGATCCTGAGCCGCGAGTGGATCTTGTGGCACTTCTTGGGCTCAACTGGCGCAGTTCGTTTCTTGCGACTCTCAAGTGGTGGAACTCTGGTGGATCGTGGTCATCACCACTTGGCTCGACCAGCCAGTTGCACTACTACCAAGGCAGCTACACGCCGTGGCTGGGCCGTATTCCCCGAAACGTCTTCGTCCCGATTCCGACGACCGTATCGGAAGTTCAGTACTGGCGCCTGGACGTTACCTATAGCGTGAGCCCAGAAGATAGCTACGCATGGGAGGAC